TGTATCCAATCAACTGAACTCATGTCATTAATATCAGTTTTCATTTCTCTAACTGAACCAGTATAAGGTTGTATAGAACCAACTGTTCCATTATGAACCCAATATAAAGGATACCTATTAGATGTTGAGCCAGTTGTAAGTAAATCAGGTGCAATCATTTCATTTTGTGAACCAACACTAGTTTGTTTTAATCTTAAAACTTCATGTCCTGAATATGATGTAACAACAAAATCTGTTTTTAAAGCAGTTCCAGAGTTTGTATTTGCTTGCCATGTTAAAGTACCATATCTTTGATTGTTTCCATCATTTCTTTCTCCATTAAAACCTATACTCATACCAAATCCAACTCCAGCTGAACCAGAGCAATTACTTTGAATTAATAATGTATTAGACACACTTGTAGTAGCTGAAACATTATTGTTTAAAAAAGCAATTGTACCGTTATTGCCTGTCGATACAGTTAAAGGAGAGCCAGGCGATGTAGTTCCAATCCCCACAAATCCTCCTGATGTAATACGCATCTTTTCAGCATTTGATGATTCAAATAATAAATCATGGTTAGTACCTGCGTTTCTATATGATGATATACTTACACTATTAGCTGTACTTCCTGCGTCAGTAGAATTTACAAGTCTAATTCTTGAACCAGTTCCAGCATCTGTTGAATTATTTCTTAATTCTAAAATTTCGTCTACATTTCCAGCATCTGTAGTTACAACATTTAAAGGAACAGTTCCTGGAGATGAAGTTCCGATACCTAATCCAGTAGAAGTTATTCTCATTCTCTCTGAAGCATTTGTAAAAAATCTCATGTAGTCACCATTGTGGTGATATTGAATTATACCTTGATTTCTTGCATCACCACTTGTTCCATCAGCAAAGCCAATGCTTGAAGCAGTTGAAGCACTAGAATAAATTGTGATACCACTATGTGTACTTCCACTTCCTACAACTAAATCTGTTGCAGGTAGGTTGGAAAAACTTGCCATTGTAGTATTTTTAATTCCAACATTTTCTGAACTATCTATAGTCATAGCTAAAGCATCAGCATTATCGTCTATACCAGTTGATCTAAATGAAGTTATTGTACCTAATGAAGTTATAGTAGGTTGAGCTGCTTCAATATTTATTGTAACAGCACCTGTAGTTCCACCACCCGATAAACCTGTTCCAGCGACTACTGAACTAATATCTCCAGGTATAGCTGCACCATTATTTTGTAATGTTCCGACTAAATTTACAGTATCACCAGACGCACCAATAGTAATCGTTGTGCCTGTTTGTGGTTCTATTGCATTTACTTCTAATTTACTCATTAAATAACTACCAATGTTCCTGTTACTGTTTGTGTTCCTGTAATTGTAACTGGTCCTGCAAGAACTCCCGAATCTAATGTTTGATTAAGACTTAAAGTTGAAGCATGAGTTACAACAAAAGGTGTTGCATCCATTACTGGAGAAATAGTTTTTTTAGCTGGCAATGTACAGAATACAGTTTTAGTTCCTGTACCAAAGTTTACTAAGTTATCACTGTTAGAAGATGAAATGACTGTAGCATTAGAAGGTCTTGAAAGAGTATCTGTCCCTGCATCGGTTACAGTTCCAGTACCAACTTCAAAATCAGTTGTACCATCATGCACGATTGCATAATAAGTTTGCACACCATCCCCGATACCAGCAACAAAAGTTTCAAAACCTTGACTGGTAAAATTACCAGTCAAACTAATTGTTCCAGTGCCAGTAGTCGTTGTGGATTGCTTAACCCTATCGTTAATTACAAATGCCGTCATTTACTACTCCAAAAAATCTTATGCGTTGCCAAGTCTAATAATAGCTGCAGAACTAGACGGAGTTGGAAACTGAATAACGAAATCACCGTTAGTTGCAGTTTTTGAACCACCAAAGTCTAAGACTAATACAGCATTATTTGGACTAGCACTTTTATAAATCAAAGCTCCTACTGCTGTTAAAGTTACAGAACTAAAAGTTAAGTCTGCAAAATCAACGTATGCAATATTACTTGCGATTGCTACACCATTATTAGTTAAAGTATTTCCACCTGCAGTATAATTCGTACCAGAGGATTGAACCTCATTAGTAGTTGTATATGCAGCTAGAGAAGTGCCTAAACCAGAAATGTTTGTGTACAAAGCGAGTTTGAAAGCTGTTCCGCTGTTTCCAGATGTATCGAAACTGAACTTTGCTTTTAAGAGATCCGTTTTAAAAGAATCAGGTACTACGTTTGCCATTTTTTATCTCCTTAATTTATTTATGGTGATGGTGATTTTAAAGGAGTTCGAATAACACCATCTTGATATTCGTCTCGGCGTCTACGACCTTGTTGTTCGATCGCGTACGATTGTAAAGCTCTTTTAAAAGATCCTTCGTAGTATTGTAACATATCTGCGGGACCTTTCAAGTATCCATATGCTTCTACCAGACAAGCATATAAAAGTAAATCTTGATATTTATTAGATGTATAAGTTCCATTAGTACTTGGTGGAGTTACACCTGTAGTTGTTGTAATACTTTCTGGTTGTTTTGTATAGGCTAATGTAATTAAATTTGTACTATTTGGAGTAGGTGCTACTATCCAATAATTAGCATCCCAATTAGCATAATATTTAGGTATTCCAGAAGCGGTACCTGGAGTATCATAAAAAGTAGCCATATAACTAGTATCTTTTTTTTCTAGAAAAGTTTGATCTCCATTTGAATCAGTTAACTGCACATATCTAATAAATCTTAAATCGGATGGTATGGTCACATATCTACTTCCAGCTGCTAAGTTAGATGTTGCATAAAATCTATTATCATCCGAATCAGCTTCTCTATAAATTCTATTTTCAGCATTTTTAATTATAGTATTTAAAATAGTGCTGGATAAAACAGCGCTATCTACTTCTGTGTAGTTTCTAACATCATCTTGTAAATTTGCTAAAGTGTAAGCCATTACTTAGAATCTCCTTGATGTTTTTTACGTATTTTGTCTGCTTTATCAGGACGTAATTCTTCATACATTTCAAGATGAGGATCTTGTCTTTCACATTTAAACATATTTTTAATAAAATTAATAAATTTTTTAATCATGGTGTTATAGTTATGGGTCCCACTGAACAACCATAGCCTCCTCCTTTAATATCTCCCGTTGTAGCAGTATCTACATTAACTGTAAAGAAGAAGAAATTTGATAAAGCATAGTCTGTTGTAACTCTTACACCATTATTATAAAGTCCAGTTGTAATTGCGTAACCAGATCCTTGAGTTATTTGTGCTCCAGTTATTCCATCAAAATTTGGAATTGATCCATAAGCAAACACAGGGTTAGTTGGAGTGCCTGTTCCAGGTGATGTTGTAGGTGCGCCTCTAAATAAATAAGTTGTACCATTTGTTAAACCATGTCCGGGCACATTAACATTTATAATACCGGACCCAGCTTGGTAAGTTTTAAAACCATCTTGTGGTATCATTACAGTTGTTATTGGTTCTGTTCTATCCGGTCTTACTTGTAGTAATGCAACACCATCACCACCAATTGGTTTTGGTTCAAGTTGTGGTTGTTTAGGTTCAAACTCTGTATAATGAACAAATGAACCATTCCATTCTTTGACCATTTCTTTATATGGAAACTCTAAACCGGATCTATCAGATATAGCTTTTGAATGTTTTCCTGTTGCGTACTTAGACATTAAGTTCCTGGGTAATAAGCTTTAGGTGTAATAAATGTACTTGAAGCTGAACCATCTTCTTGAAGTGCTCTTTGAAATTCATCTTCATAAATTAATTTCATTTGTTGAGTTAATTGTGGGGCATACTTCATCGATAAATAATAAGTTAATCCTGAAACCATACATGGTACAAATCTAAAAGGCATATCAGTTGCATTTGTATAAGAACCAATGTCTTGAATTCTTTTTATATAATAGAAATGAACATCTTTAGATGCACTAGTTGAATCAGGTGTAGGGTAAACGTTTATACTAACGTGATCTATAAATCTTTGTACCCAATATTGATTTGGAGTACCTTGAGAAAGTTTATTTGAAAAAGCAGCATATGTTGATCTATCAACTTTTGTCATAGGACTATCTGATTGATCACTTTGAGTTCTATCTGATCTTAATTGTGCTTCAAGGACATCGGACATTCCGTATACACCGTTGGGATTTGAAGTAGCACTTGTACCATCTGCAGAAGACCTAAAAAATTTATACTCTGCTTGTCCTTGTATTAAATCTAAATCAACTTCTGCTATTTCCCAATAATGAATACCTCTATTACCCCATTCTTGAAGCATTATATTTAATGATCTTCTTGAGGTTTTTAATTGATACCCTGATACTTGTTGAATACCTAATCGTTCAAAAGATTCTTCTACTATTTCATCAATAGAAAAGTCTTTATCAAAAGTAGTTGTCCCTGAAGTTGCGTTAGCCATGAGCTTACGCTCCTGTAATAGTTAACGTAACACTTCCGTCTGTACCAGAACCTTGTGTTAGTGTACCAATTATTCCATTTTGAAATAAAATTCCTGAACCTGGTATATAA